AGCTGGTTTCGCGTTCAGTCGTTTTGCTAGAGCGCTCCCCCTCCCTGTTACAGGGGAGAAGGAAGCGCTCGATGATGCTATGCGATTGAGCGGAACCGATTATCCCATATCGGACTGGGTCAAGGAGTCTCTCAGATCTTATATTCTCTCCGAGGCGATAAGGGGCGTTAGCAGCGTGGTGAGCGGCCGCGTTAACCCGAACAATCGTGAGAGAATAGGTCTGAGGACACCCTTGATCCTCCCCTCCTCGTCGTCCGCCTGCTTCGAGTGGCCTGCTGCTCGAGGCGGTGTGGACGGCTATCTCCGTCATAAGGGAGGCCTCAAATCCATGATCATTAATATGACGGGTGGTTCCACACGCCGCCTGATTATTAAGGAATTTGGTCAATATTGTCAAGATAGCCTTGGGACTTTCTGTCTCAAGTACATCTCTGACAATATTGAAACGTTTGAGGCTTCCACGAATGATCAAGTCGTAAGGTGTCTTGGTGTCTTGGTGCTCCGCAAGGAGAAGGGGGTTGGACCCCGATTCCGTGCGTGTGCACTTAAGGCACCAGGAATGAAGTTCAGGGTGATCGGCGTACCGGACGCACTGACCTTCATCGAGGGAACCTGGATACGGTGGACATCGTGGTTGCTTCCAAAGAAGCACTTCGATCCCGCCGGGTCCGGGTTCCCGCGAGCCTTGCGAGTTCCGCCCGGGGGAAAGTTCTACTCCGTTGACCTCAGTAAGGCAACGGATGGACTTTCCCTTGAAGCGGTGGAGATAGTTATCAGAGCTCTCTCGGATGCTGGGCGAATCAGGTCTTCCGATGTCGACGCGGCTTGCCGCGGACTTGGCGTCGGAGGATTTGAGGCAACCTGGTTCTGGGGAGAGAGGGCTCAGATGGCGAGGAGGGGGAGTCCGATGGGCACTCCTCTCAGTTTCATTGTGCTGTCCTGGGTTAATGCGTGGGCTACAAGCGCTTTTGAGCGCTCTGTTACTCACGGCGACGATGCGGTAGGATACTCTTGGGGTCCACATGGGCTCGAAGAATATTCCACTTGCATTGCCGCCGTAGGTTCCGCAGTTAACCTCCTGAAGACATTTGTCTCTCAACGGAGTTTTACTTTGTGTGAAAGACATTATGTGCTTCAGGGCACAATGAATACTACTGCCGTTGCCTTCTGTCCACCTCCCTGTCCTCCTCCTGGGGTATCTCAGCCATTGTCGGCATCTGACGACCAGTGGAAGTTGTATCTCAGGAGAGCAGAGAGAGTACAGAAGACCCTCTTCCCGTGGTCTTCCAATACCGTCCTCCGACTTCCTCAGTCGGTGGGCGGTCTTGGTTACACGGGGAGAGGTCTCAAGGTACCTAGGAAAGCTAGGATCAGGCTCGCTGCTGCATGCAGCCGCGACCTGCCCGAGCTTGCCAAGGAAGTCCTTGAGAAGCGGCAGTATAGAGAGGAGGGCCTCTTCCCCAAGCCTCAAAGGGTTGTTCCTCGTAACAGCCGTGCCTTTTATACGTTCAGGAAGATCTATCTTACGATGGGTCGTTTCCGTGACGTTGGACACGATTGTTATGAGGATACAGTCCTTTTCTCTGACTTGGTCGCTTTCCGTGAAGGTGAGATACTTAATTATTATCTCCTTCGCGGTGGGCGAATTCGTCAGGGTGAGGCTAGGGGAAGACCAGAAAGGACAAAACGTCGAGCTCTCTTTCGCTCCAAGGTAGTAAATTGTGCGCCACTTACGGTGTCGCACGGTTTGCTTGCCTTGGAGCGACTCAATGAGCGGATATCCGCTCAGAGAGTGAGAGTTCGACCAGACATAGCTTCTGAAATTCGTA